GGGTGATGAGATCGTCCATCACGAGGACGATCGCGCCGATAGCCAGAGCCACCTTGGCGAAGGGGAGGAGGACGGGAAGCCACGCGCGGAGCATTCGCGCGGCCGTGACGGTCGCGGCGACTCCGAGCGCGGAGAGCGCCAGCTCTACCACGTGCGTCCCGCGCGCGAGTCGCACGAGCGCCACGGAGACCTCCGTCACGCGCGTCACGAAGGCCGTGAGCATCGGCAAGAGCGCGGTCGCGAGGACGGAGCGGAGAGCGTCCAGCGCAACGGCGTTGCGGTCGGTGGCCGCGCCGTATTCTCCCGCCGCCGCGATGGCCTCCGGGAGCATCCCTCCGCCGAGTGTGTCCAGCTCCGCGCGGAGCGCGGCCACACCACCCTCGCCCTCGTGGAGAACGTTCGCGAGGCGGGCTCCGGAGCGGCCGAAGAGGTCAACGGCAATCTGGCTCCTCCGCGCGGGGTCTTCGACGGAACCGAGCCCCGCCGCGACCGCGTCGAAGAGTTCCGAAAGCGGGCGGACCTGGCCATCCGCGCCGCGCGCCTGGACTCCGATCGCGCGGAGGGTCTCCGCTTGCCGTCCGCCCGTCGCCGCGGCGTCGGCCACCGTCTGTTGGAATCGCTGTAGCGCCCCGTCCGCTTGCTCCGTGGAGAGGCCCGCGCTTACCGCCGCGAAGCGCATTTCCTGGAGCGCACGCGTCGTTGTTCCAAGGGCACCGGCGGTGTCCTCGAGTCTCCCGGCCTGCTCTTCGAAGGCGTTGGCGAATTCGCGGATCGCGCCGACGATTGCGTTGCCCGCGATCACCTGCGCGAGTTGCCGGACGCCAGCGATCACGCCCTGGACGGATTGCGCGCCTTTCTGGAGCTGCGCATCGTCGAATTCGATCCCGAATTCCGCGAAGACTTCGCGCAGCGCGTCAGCCACGATTCACCTCGCGCATTGCTCGCTCCTCCGCCTCCTCGAGCGCGTCCAGCACCTCGTTGGCGGTCACGACGTCGTCAATCGACCACTGGTCTAGGATCGTCGCGAGCGGGTCCGAGTAGCGCCTCGAGACCGCGACGCGGTGGACTAGCCAAGGGACGTGCGCCGGGATGCGCACGGTCACGCCGCGGGAGGGGCGGCGCGGCCGAGACGCGCCGCCAGCGCGACGACGAAAGGGCCGTAGTTGACCTCGAGGGCGAAGCGGAGCCAATCCACAAGCGCCAGGTAGTCACCCGCGAAGTGCACGTCGAAGACTTCCGCCAGCGACGCGGGCGCGCGCCCGCCGGGCTGCGAGACCTCCGTGGTGGCCGCAAGCTGTCGCGCGACCTCCACGATTTCGTCCGGCGACACGCGCTCGAGGAGCCCCGCGAGGGCACGCCCGATCGCTCCTCCTCCTCCGCCCTCGAGGAGCCCGGCCACGCCGGGCCCCGCCATGCGAGCGAGTCGCGCCATGAGCGCGAGGCCCGCGCCCGCGGGGAGCGGGCGCACGGAGTAGACCCATGCGCCGACCTGTGTGCGCTGCGGCTCTCTCACGCGCCCGCGACCTCATCGATGACCGTGAACTCGCCCAGCTCGAGCTCCCACTCGCGCTCCGCGGCCTCGCGGCCGAAGCCCTCATTCGGGGCCTTGCGAATCCAAGCCTTTTCGGCTTCGAAGCGGAGCCCGTTGAGGCGGTCGCGGGCCTGGAAGGCTGCGACGCCCGCGCCGTTGGGCGCGGCGAGGTCGAGCGCGCGGAGCGCGTGGAGGTCGCGGTGCGCTTGCGAGGTCTGCATGACCGTGAGCTTGACCACGGCCCCGCGGTTGTTGCTCCGCGAGCGAGTCACCTCGCCGTCCGCTCCGCGCTGGGTCGTGAAGTCCTCCGCCAGCGGCTCGAGGCTGAAGAACACCGCCGCGCCGCGGCCGGAGTTGATGGTGACGCTCCCAAGCGACACGGAAAACTCGTTGCTGTCGTAGTTTCGCAGGGTCATGTCAGACGCTCACGGTGCCGGTGATGGTGGTGAGGTGGATCGCGCCCGCGAGGGTCGCGGTGAAGGTGACGCCGGTGAGGCTCCGAGCGGCCTTGTCGGCCGACGAGACCGCGGAGGCCGCGGGCGTGGTGACCGCGAAGGTCGAATAGATCCCGTCGGTCGCGTCCGCGCGAAGAGCGCCGCGGAGAGCGTTGCCAACCGTATCGATGCCGTCATCGGTGAAAGGGACCTTGTTGCTCGAGCGGAGCACGGAGAGCACGGCGCTTTGCATCCGATCGAAGCTCCGATCAATGTCCCGGATAACATCGATCCACTCGCCCTCCGCGACCTTGCCGGGGAAGGTGTTTCCGCCGTCGCCGATCTCTGTGTAGTGGTTCGCGTTCTTCCCCTCGAGCGCGGCCTGTTGCGTCTCCGTGAGGCTCACCACCGTCACGCCCGCCAACTCTTTGTGCGCGAAGGTGATCGATCCGGGGTCCAGCGGGAGACACCGTCCGAGGAGCGCCGCCGCGAGCTGGCCCGTCGCGAGACCCAAGTGCGGGTAGGCCCACACGCTCGTGCGCGTGTAGCCAGTGGCCTTCAGCACGAAGGCGATGTCCGCCACGCTCGAGTTGTCCCACGCGAGGGCGTCGGCCGTCTGGAGCACGAGGATGCGGCGCACCGTCTCCACCCATCCGGCCGCGGCCGCGGCCACGGCGGAGGAGGCTCCCTCCGGGATGAGGATGGCGTAGTAGTCGGGGTCGGCCGCATGAATCGCGGCGAGGTCCGTGGCGATGCCGGGGTCGGTCGACACGTCCAAGATGGACAGGTTGAAAACGCCCGTCGACGCGACGCTCTTCGACACGAGCTCAATGCTCGTGAAGTCGCCCGCGGTGGAGGTGAGCGTGACGTGCGTGGTGTTGTCCGCGCTCGTGAGAGGGGCCGCGACGCCCACGGTGAACGTCCCGTTCGTGCCGCTCTGCGCGGGGATCACGAGCGACGTGACGGTGCGAAAACGCTTCGTGGAGGTGAGCGTCACGCCTCCGTTGTTGGGGATCGAAAGCGACTCCGAAATCGCGTTGCCGTCAACGTCGCGCCCGTTGAGCGTTGCGGTGGTGGCGTCCCAATGCGCATCCGCGGACAGAGTGAGCGTGATGTGCCGCGCGGTGGCCATCGTCCGCCAGCCCACGGTGCCGTCCAGCGACGCGCCAGTGATGGTCTGCGACGACGCGCTCGAGGCTCCGGTCGCCACGATCGCGTTGGCGACCGCGAGCGCCCCGATCGCAGCGTGGAGGCCGGTGCAGACCTCCGCCACCGTCGGCGTGCCGTCGGCGGTGAAGGACACCGCGAGGCCGTCGACCTTCAGCGAGTAGACCTCGCCCGCCGAGGGAGCGACGGGCGTGAGGCGGATAACCTGGGTCGGGGCGAGGGCGCGTCGGCCGACCTTCACCCGACGCGGGCGCGGGGTCTGCGAGAAGGCCGCAGCGGCCGCGCGGTAGGCCGGATCGTGCGAGCGGAAGCCGTCGGCGCTCATGGCCGAAAGGCTCGAGTAGCTCCGCACGCGGTCGGCGTTGAGCGTGTGATAGGCCAGGATCATCGGCGTGCCGAACCCGGCACGCGAGGGCGTGACGTTGGCGCGCGTGATCGTGACGGAGGCGATGTCGTCTGCGAAGCTCATGGGCCAATGGTCCCTTGCGGTTGGAGCACGGAGGGGAGGAGGACGCCGCCCGGGTCACGCACGGACGCGGTGGCGGAAACGGTGGCGATGCGCGAGGTCCGACCGGCGAGGTCCGCCTCGAGCGCGATCGTGTTGAGCGCGACTTCGAAGACAGCGCGCGAGATGACGCGGCCGTCGACGCGATAGTCGGCGCGGGTCACAGCGCCGACGGAGGCGAGCGCGAGACCAGCGGGCGAGAGGAGCGCCCGCGCGCGGGGCCACAGCGCCCGCGTGACGGCCCGCTGTGCGACGTGTCGGGCGCTCGTGGCCGCGCGCTGGTCATGCACTTCAACGCCCACCTGGACGGTCCACACGCGCGACCCGGAGGCGGTCGGCGTGAACTCCGCGAGCGGGTCCGCGGCGGAGGCGAAAGACCACTCCGCGCCGTCTGCGCCGCGCGCGGCGAGCGAGACTTCCGAGAGGAGCACGAGCGTCCCGGTGTGCACCGGGCGCGGAGAGTTTTCCCACGCGCACACGGCCGCGTCCGCGCCCGTCACGAGCGCGGCCCACGAGACCATCGCGGGCTCCGCGGTGGCGCGAGAGAGCGTCACGAGATCACCCGCCAAGTGATCGCCGCTTTGAGCTGGCCCGTGTCCACAAGCGGCTTGGAGCTCCCCTTGCGCGCGATGGTCGCGGCGGAGTTCGGCGGATCGATTCCGGCCGAAATGCGGTTTTGGAGGAGGGCCGCGACCTTGGCTCCGAGCCGGTCCAGCGCCACGTCCAGCGTGGTCGCTCCGCGAATCGTCTGCCCCGCGAGTGCACGCTGCACCCGCTGAATCTCCGGGAGCTGCGCGTCGACTCCCGCGCGGATAAACGACCGCTGCGGGATGCCTGCGGCGGGCGCGCCGAACTCGTGGATGGCGGCGACCTCGAGGAGCGTGAGGGGAGACCCCTCCTCCTCCCGCGTGGCCTTCGTGGCCTCCTCGAGCACGCCGACGCGCACGCGCGCGCCCGCGGCGCGGCGGAGCCGCGAGAGGAGCCCGTCGGCTCCGCGATCGGTCACGGTGACGCGCGCGGTCATGCGAGCGGCCCGCACCCGATCTGGTGTGGCCCGCCCGCGCGCTCCCGGAGGAGCGCCAGGAGCGACGCGCCATAGGTCGTGCGCCCGAGGTCCGCGGCCACGCTCGAGGGAGCCGCGAGGGCCACGCCCTCGAGGCGAGCGGCCATGCCGCCGGGAGAGGAGGCAAGCTGGTGTGCCGCGCGGAGGAGCACGGCTTCGTCGAACACCTCCGGCGTGGTGAACACGGCCGCGCTCGTGCGAAGCGTGGCCGCGGTGATGTTGGCCGTCACCACGGCGTCCGCCACCGGAGCGAACTCCACGAAGCGCGCTTTGAGACTCGCGGCCGTGACAGTCACCGCTTGCGGGCCTTCGCGCGCGGAGGAGGAGGAGGAGGCGAGGGGAGAGACGGCACCGGCGGAGGAGGCGGGAGAGTGTCCTCCACCTCCACCGGTGACGCGGGCGCGTGGTCGACCTCGCACACCTCGAGGAGCCCCGCGACCACGAGCGCGCGGACGGCGGGAGAGTCCGGGAGGTCTCCCTCCGCGCCCGGCGCGAGGTGGTCGACAGGAGCCGAGTGGCGATTGACCACGCGCACGGCGTCAGCACCCGTCCATGTAGCGGAGCGAGAGGGGGTAGCGCACCATCACGCCGCCGAGCCGCTGGTGACAGGGCACCACGTAGTCCATGCCCTCGAGCTGCGGCGCGAGGGCCTCGAACTCCACCACCGAAAGGCCGCTGTAGTTGTCGGGCGACCGCTCCGCGAACACGATCCGCGCGACGCTCGAAGCGCCCGCGTCCTCGAGCAACGTCCACTCCTCGAAAGCGATGCTCGGATACGTCCTTCGCAGGTGTTCGATGGCGGTGACGGCGGTGGAGGCCACGAGCGTGACCTCGAGGAGCGCCATGAGCGACGGCGGGAGCACCACAAGGTTGCAGACGTGCGCGCCCTTCGAGTCGACCTTGATCGCGCGGATCCCCTTGGCGACGTCCCCGATCATCTGGAGCGCGGTGGCCGAAGACCACGTGCCGGTGATGGGGGTCACGAGCGAGACGGCTGCGTTGTTCGCGAGGCCCTTGAATCCGTAGTCGCTCGAGCCGGAGGCCATCACGAGCTCGAAGTTGAGGCTCATCACCTTGCGCGCGGCGTTGGCCTTCGACGCGTCAATCTGGAGGCCACTCATCGCGCCGCGCCGGAGCTCCTGGACACTGTAGCGGTAGCCACACGTCCAGCTCCCGAGCGTGACGGTCGCGCTCCCGCCGGTGATTTCGATCACCGGGAAGTCGCGGCCCATCGCGGCATTCGTCGGGCGCGGACGGCCCGCGATGTCACCGAACTGGAAAGTGTGCGTCTCCGCGCCGGGATCGATGTCCGACTTCATCGGGATGAGCGCCGCGGCCTTGGCTCCGGGGAAGAGGGTCTCGTAAAGCTTGGCGTCCAGGTCCTCGAGCTGGCGCGCGAGGTGGAGCACGCCCGTCGCGTCCGCGCGCCAGTGCAGGCGGCGGTTGAGGTCGGCCACGCTCGAGTGGAAGGCATCGACGCGCGCGGCGCGGCCGTGGCCGTGGGGAACGCCGGAGGGCGCGCCGAGGGAGAGGGAGAGATCGGTGGTGCTCATGGTGGTGGTGCTCACGGCAGGTTGAGCTCCACGAGCGCCAAGCCCGCGGAGGCGGTGGAGGAGGCGAAGCGCGCGCCCGGCAGGAGCGCGCAGTCGTTGGCGTCGGGGGTCGCGCGGATCGCGCCGACAGACTCGCCCGCGCCAGCGACCTGGCGCACGAAGACCACGCCGCCGATCGCGGCGGCGGTCTCGCTCGAGACCCACACGCGGCCGCCGCGAACGACGGGCACGGCCTCCGCGGCCGCGAAGGCGAGAGCGGAGCGCGAGGAGTCGAAGGCCACGATCCCGGCGGCCGCACCGTCCAGCGGGCCGAGGAGGTCACCGAAGCCGATCGTGCCGGTCCCGCCGGTGCCCGACTGCGCCGGAACCTGCACCGAGGTGATCGCGGAAAACAGCGCGAGGCCCGCGACCGTGGCGTTGCCGCCGTTGGGGATCTCGAGGGTATCGGCGGTCGGGCTCCCGAAGGCGTCCAGCCCGAAGACGGTCACCTCCGTGGCGTCCCAGTCGGCCGAGCTCGAGAGCGTGATGGTGACGTTGCGGGCCTGGCGCATGATGCCCGTGCCGACCACGCCGTTGAGGCCAGCGCCGGAAATCGTCTGCGCGCTCGCGCTAGAGGCGAGGTTGGTCTTGAAGGCATCGACGTCCGCGGCGTCGGCCGCGAGGTGGCGGATCGTGCTCGCGCCTGCGGTGAAGCACGCGAGGAGGCCGGGCGAGACGGCCGTGGCCGCAATGCGGCTCACGATGTTGAGCGGCGTGAACGAGCTGTCCACCTGCCCGGCGACGGCAAGCTGTGCCTGCGTGGAGACGCTGGATTGAACGGACATGGTCAGGAGTCCTTCCGCGCGGCCCACGCGCTGGAGGTGCGGCGCCGGAGAGCGTCCGCGGGGTCAGTGTCGGAGAGGCTGTCCGCGCGCGGCGCGCCGGGATGCGCGGAGGCGAGGGCGAGGGTGCGGGAGGAGGAGGACGCGGCGTCCAGCGCGGCGTCCGCCAGCGCGGCGACGGCCTTGTTGTCCAGCCCGTCGAGCTTGACGCTGGGGAAGGCCCGGCAGACCACGGCGCGGCGCAGGTCGGCCGACGACACGCCGTCCGTGCGGGTGTCGCTCCCGCACACGGCGCGGACGCCCGCGAGGAGCGCGAGGCGCTTGCTGGCGATCGAATCCTGGACGGCGGGCGGGAGGGAGTCCTCGAGCTCCACCTCGAGCTCCGGCGCCGCGGGCTTCATCGCCTCGAGCTGTGCCTTGAGCATCGCGTTGGACCGCATCGCGTCTGCGAGGGCAGCCTCGAGCGCCGCGATGCGAGCGGCCTCCGGCGAGGCGGGAGCCTCCGGCGAGGCGGGAGCGGCCTCCGGCGGAGCGTCCATCATCGGCTTGTCTTTCGGGTCTTTCGGCATTGGTGCTTCCTGGTGTGAGACTTCGACGGCGGCCCCATTGAGGCGAAGACGCACGTCCGCGCCTGCGCGGCCCCAACCTTGTGGGCCGAGCGCCGCGTGGTTGTATCGAATGGCGCGCTGAACCGCTCGGTAGCGCACGCCGTCGTAGACGCCCTCCGACGCCTCGAGGTCGCACGTGTACCCCGCGCTCACCTCGAGGAGGTCACCACGCTCCACGGCCGCGATCGTGGCGCCGTCCGCCACTACCACGGGAGCGACCACGAGCCCGGTCCCGCGCTCCGGCCGCACGCCGTCTGCGACGTGGCCCTTTGCGACCGCGGCCCACGTATCGGGCGTCACCAGCTCCGCGGGATGGCCGACGGTCACCGCGACGCCCGGCAGGGTCGCGAGAGAGTCCGGCGAGAAAACTTCCTCCGGGAGCTTGAGCTCTCCCCATGTGGTCTCGCCGTCCGAGTACTGCAGCACGCCGACGCGCGTCACGGCCGCGTCTAGACGGATCGCGCCGGACTCGAGGCGGGTGACTGCCGGACGGGCTCCGGCGGAGAGGTCTGTGCGCTGCACTCGAGGCACGGTGCGCGAGGGTGCGCGGCGGCGGGTGCGCGGCGCAAGGGGGTTGTGGCACGCAATCCCTCCACGCGCTCGAAACCACAACGCCCGCGGCCGGGGAGCGCGCGGGCGTTGCGATGCTGTCGGGAGGGGGGAGAGAGCGACTAGCGGGGGGACTGTCGCACGCCGACGAGCGCGGGTCAATCGCGAGGAGGAGGAGGAGGAGGCCGGTCGGGCACGCGCGGAGCGGGGCGCGAGGACTCGACGGCACCATTCGTCACGCTCGCACTGCCATGTCGTTTCGGCATCAAAACCTCCCTCACGCAAGGCACTTTCGAGTCCCAGCTCTAGCCCGCCGATCCCGGCGAAGAGCGATCCGATCGTGACGCGGAGCCTCACGACGCGCCTCCGAGCACGGTGGAGCACGTGAGGGCGTGGCCCTCTCCGCGCCTCCGGCGGCATGAGCACCGGCGCGGGCGACGGCGATCCGTGCACGAGCACGCAGGGGATACTTCCTCGCCGTCCAGCGCCATCGGAAGCATCGGGCGCGCGGCGTCCGCGATCACGTCCAGATAGCGCCGCCCGCGAACGAACGTCCCGCCGACCTCCGCCTCCCGCTGCGCCCACCACGAGAGAGCTCCCGGCGCATCGCGCTCCGTGCGCTCGAGGATGGAGCGGCTTTTCAGGAAGCACCCGCGGCAATTGCTTGCCCACGGCGGGAGTCCGAGGTCGAAGGGCTGTCCCCGCCAGAATGCCTCCACGTCCTCGCGCGTGACCCGCGCGCGGTGGAGCGGATAGACACTGTCGAAGTCCTCCTCCTCCCGCTGGCGCTCCCGGTGCTGCGCCACGCGCCGCGCCTCATCGAAGCGCAGGCCCACGGCGGACGTCCAGTGGTCGAATCCCTGCGCCCGCATAAACGCACGCATGGCTTCGATTTTCAGTTCCACCGTGCAGAATCGCGCGGTGGCGTTCGGGAGGAATCGTCTCTGTCGAATCAGGTCTGCGAAGGGCTCTCCGCGCCGCGACGCGGTTTCGAAGGTGACCTCCGCGAAGCCGTGTTCGAGCGACCGGTCGCGTTCGATCCATCGCAGGTCGACGCCCCATGCGACTGCAATCTCCGAGAGGAACTCCAACGTGCGCGAATGCTCGTCTCCGGTGTTCGCGAACACCGCGAAAACGCCCGGCGGGAGTCGACCGCCGTGCGCGTCCATCACTCGCCGGAGGAGGAGGGCGGAGGTCCGCCCGCCCGAGACATTGACCACGGCGGGTGCCGCGAGGCGGAATGGATCGATGCTCACGGCGCCTCCCTCCGGCGCTCGAGGAGGCCCGCGCGCACGAGGCCGTCGGCCGTGGTCGGAGAGACCTCCAGCGTGCCCGCCAACGCCTCCAGGGAGGAGGAGGAGGACTGCGCCGCGCGGAGGTCACGCTGGAGGAGCTCCCGCGCCCGCTGGAGGCTCTGGAGCGTCCGCGGGCGCACCCATGCGGGAGGAACACCGGCGAGGAGCCGGTGGAGCTCCGCCGCGAGCGTCGTGAGATTGAGGGGCCGACGGCCCGGGCCGCGGGCGGTCACGGTCGGCGCTCCGCTAGTGCGAGTCCCGCCAGAGCGGAGCACGCGAGGCCCGCCCACCCCGCGACGGCCAGAATCCACGTCGCGGCGTCGGACTGTCCGCGCGCCAGCTCCGCGACCGCCGCGAGCTCCACCGCGGCGGAGGCGAGGGAGGTCGCGATGGGCGCGAGGGCGAGAGGGTCGAAGCGGCGGCTCACGGGCGCACCCCTGCGGCAAGCGCCGCCGCGCGCACGTGCTCCACCGCGGCGTCCAGCGATCGGGACACGAGGGCCCGGGCCTCCGGGTCCGCCACCCGCTCGAGGAGCGCGGCGCGGAGCACGCGGAGGGCCTGGAGGGCGAGGGAGAGCTCCGCGGCCATCACGCGACCTCCGCGGCGTCCAGCGACTCGACGTGCTCCTCCGAGAGTCGGAGGAGGGCGTTTCCGTAGAGGGCCACCGCGCGGATCGCCACCGCCTCCGTGCATCCGTGCTCGTGCATGATGGTCTGCAATTCCCACTCGCACGACAGCACGCCGGAGGTGTTGTCCGTGTCGACCACCACCTTGCGGGCGAGTGCGTCGGTGTCATCGGCGCACTCGAGGTCGGCCGCGGCCATCGCCTCCGCGATCGTGCGGGCCTCCTCCTCCGCGGCCTCCGCGGCCTCCGCCGCCTCATCCTGCAGGCGCTCCCGGATCGCCTCCAGCGCCTCCATGACGCCCTCGAGGAGCGCGGGCCGCGCCTCCGCGCAGAGCTCCTCCTCCACGCGCTCGAGGTCCGCGTCCGTGCTCTCCGCGGTGATCCCGAGCAACTCCGCGGCCTCGCGGCGGATCGGCTGCAAGTAGTCGGCGGCATCCCACACCTGGACCGTGTCGCACTCCTGCCAATCGCGGCCCTCGAGGAGCTCCGAGATTTCGTCCATCGCGTCCGCGCCGTCGCCGCGGTACTCACCGACGCGGTTGTGGCCGTCCCATCGGATGGAGTAGCCCGCGACCGCACGCTCCGCCAGCGGGCGCACGTCCTCGAGGAGCTCCTCCGCGGCCGACCGCGTGAGCGCCGGGACTTCCCAGTGAGCCACACGGCCGTGGTAGACCGCGAAAGAGCGCGTGTTGCGGTCGTTGTGGTCGACGCGCACGGTGAGGGTCCGCTCCTCCGGGTCCAGCTCGAGCACGACGGGCTGGGGGCGATGCTCGCCGGGGCGGCGGTCGTGCAGGCACTCCGTCGGATAGATGATCGCGATGGAGGTCTCGGCGGTCTCGGCGGTCTCGGCGGTGATGTTCGTGTCGCTCATGGTCTCTCTCCCGTTTCGTCGGGGCTCCATCGCCCTGACACCACGGAACCTAAACCCGTCTAGACGTGCCGTCAACACCTTTCGGACGATTATCTCTCGCGCCGCGTCGATTCGCGCGAAACCGCTGGATATCTAGTCGATTCCGGGGAGCACCGGGTCTGCGGTGCACCGGCACTGATAGTCGTCGCCCGGGTGCGCACGACGGCCCGTGCGCGGGTCGACCACGGGCGGGTCCGCGTAGCGGTGGCGCGTGCCGTCGAGTGCCTTGTGCGTGAGCCGCACGCGTTCGTCGCGACTCGAGCGCCAGACGTATTCAGTCACACCCGCCGATTGATGCCGCGCTTGCTGCACCTGCCCATAGAGCTTCAGCGTTTGATCCCGCGCGAGGAGCCGCGCGTGTCCCGCACCGGTGCCCGTTGCGGCCTGAATGCGGCGCGCGAGGGTCTGCACGCGCGCGCCGCGATTCGCCAAGAGCGTGCGCTCCACCCGCGCGATCTTGCTCTCGCAGAGTCGCTTGATGAGGTCGAGGTTGCGCCGCCGCCAGAGGGTGCGCAGGAACGCGAGATTGGGCGCGGCCACATCGTCCAGCGGGATGCCGAGGGCCGCGAGCTGGCGCGTCCATTCGTGCTCCGAGTGCCGCGCGACGGAAGCGAAGACCCGCTCGAGGACGCGCGCCGCGCGCCGCGCGAGGAGGGAGACTCCTCCGAGGAGGGAGCGGAGACGGCGGAGGAGGAGGCGGACAGCGCCTTCCGGGAGAGCGACTCCTCCAGCGGGCCCCGTCACCGGGCCATCCGCGTCCGCGCGCGGCTCCTCGAGGAGCTCCGGCGCGGCCGCGCGCACCTCCGCTGCGATCGATCGCGTTAGCGCGCGGTCCAGCTCGAGGAGGGCCGCGGTCATGGTGGCCATCGCTCCCGACGGCGGGACACCCCTCACGCCCGACGGGCGCGCCGCGCGAGGCCTCCGACCGAGCACGCGCGCCAGCGGGAGCCGCGGCGCGTCCGCGCGTGCGACTGCGGCCGCGATCACTCTCGCTCCGCCGCGCGGTCCAGCTCTTGGACCTTTCGCTCTGCCCACGCCCGCCCCGCGTCGCCGCCCCACCCGTGCCACGCTTGCCAGCCGGGCCCACGATCGCCCCATGTCGCTCCGGCCTTGTCGACCTCATGGCGGTCGAAATAGGCCTTCATCCTCCTGACAGTCTCCGGCGAAAGCGCGCGGCCATTGAGCAGGTCGCGGGCCCGCGCGAGGCCGACGGAGGTCATCCCGCGCCGCGACGGCGGAGCCTCCGCGCGGGCCTCCAGCGCGCGGCGCGCGGCATCGGCCATTTCCTCCGTCGGCGTGAGGTCGACGTCCTCGAGGGCGTCGCTCCGCCAATCGCCGTCGGCCGTGGCCGCGTCGGGCTCCGCGTCGGCCGTGGCGTCGGGCTCCTCGCGGGCCTCGAGGTCGACGGTGGTCTCGGCGCTCCACCCCTCCGGGCGGAAGCGGGATCGCGCCACCTCCTCCGGCGTGAGCACGCCCGCTTGAACGTAGGCAACGTCCGTGTCCGCAACTGCCTTGCGGAGCGAGGCCTCCTCCGCGGGTGTGCTCGTGCGGAGCGGCGGCAACACGACGCTCCACCCCTCCGGCTCCGCGCCCGCCGTGGGCCCCTCGCGCGAGAGGAGCACGAGACGGGCGACCCGCTCGAGCGCCGGGAGGAGGACGGTGCGGCGTTCCGCGTCCACCACGTCATCCCACCCGCGAGTGTCCGCATCGCCGGTCGCGTTGAGGCCCGCTGGAGACCTCCCGAGGAGCACCGCGACCGGCATCCCGGCCGCGCCCGCGACGCGGAGAGAGTAGCGGTCGAGGAGCTCCGGGAAGCCCGACAGAGCTCCCACCTCCGTGCGTTCGAAGGACTCGCCGTCCGCGTCCAGGAGGATGGACCTTGCGACGCTCCGAGAGAGGTCCATCGCCTCGAGCCGCGCGCGGAGGAGGCCCTGCGGGTCCGATCCCAAGAGGGCCATCAAGTCCCTCATCTTGAAGACGGACACGGAGCTCTGCGAGAGGAGCTCCGTCACCGACGCGTGCGCCCCATTCCACTCCTGGAGCACATCGAAAAGGTTTTGCAGGACGGATTCGCCCCACCCGTCGAGTTGCGCGCGGCGCGTCCGCGTGGTGGTGAGCCCCTCGAACCGCACGACGCGCGTCCAGTGCACGAGGGAGTTGTCCGAGCCTCCTCCGCTGGACGTGCGCTGGAGCCGATAGACAATCGGCTCACCGAAACGCGCGCTCGTGGGGCTCGTGTCCCACGCGTGCGGCACGAGCTCGAGCGCCGTGACGCTCGCGATCCACCGCACCGCGCGCAGCGCGGTCACGTCCAGCTCCTCCTCCGGCCGACGCCCATCGTCGCATCCGAGGAGGAGGGCCCCGCCGCCGTGCACCCGCGACCAGGTCCAGGCCTCGCGCGCGCGCCGCGCAAGGAGGAGGTCGTCCAGTGCTCCCTGGAGCGCCGTCTCCGCGGCTTCGTCCCCCACGCGCACGCGAAAGCCCGGGCGCATCCCGGCCGCAGGGAGAGCATCCGCGATGCGTCTCGCGAAGGCGTCCTCGTGGTAGAGAAACTCCAGCGCGGCGCGCCCTTGCCTCTCACTCCCCTGAAAGGCGAAGCGCGAGCGGTGGCGGGTCTGCCCGGCGACTGCGCCGACGCCGGTGAAAGCGTTGGCCCATCCGTCGACACGCGCCACCGCGCGGCGGAGGAGGGCTCCGAAGGTGGAGGAGGAGGTGTCGGAATCGTTGCTCACGGGCGGTCTTTCTGCGGCCCGAAGGCCGCGCGGAGGCGGGAAACGAAGCTCCCCGCGCGATGATTGAGTGCTTGCGTCGCGGCGTCAACGTCATCGTCGTGTCGAGCGCGTGGGAAGCCGATTAGCGAGGCCTCGAAGCTCCCCTCCGCGGCATCGCGCGAGAGGTCGACCACGCCGCCGCGGAGCCACGGAGCGCCCCGACGGCCGTCGGGGTATTGGGCCCGCTCCGGGTGCGGGAGGAGGACGTTTCCCGACGCGAAGAGGGGAGCGACGGCGTGCGCCCGGCTTTCTTTTCCTCCCTGCGGCTCGACGGGCGTGAGCCCCGAGAGACGGCCGGTCAAGGCATCGATGATCGCCGGGCCGTTGGCCTTCGCCTCAATGAGCTTCGTGACGGCCCGCGGCCATCGCGCGCTCATGGCTTCGATTGCGGCGCACGTCTCCGTGAAGCTCATCCGGCGGGTGTCGCGATCCACAAGCCAGTGGTCGGGGCCCGCGTGACACCACACCTGAATCGAAACGAAGTCCGATCCGTCACCGCCCTTGAAAGCCGCGTCGACGGAGAGCGTCCAGGAGGCCTCGCGCGGGAGCTCCACCCAGAAGCGGCGAAGCCACTCCGCGCGAAAGATGCCTCCGCCCGCGGGCGCGGGGCGCTGTTGGAGCTGCGCCGCGGTGCCGAAGGGGCCCAGACTCGACTCGAGCCGGGCGACCACATCCTCCGGGTATCGCCCGGGCACGAGGAGCTCCCCCTCCTCCGTGCGCGGGTCGCGCGCGTAGCGGCGAGGATGGTGCCGCTCGTGGCGCATCGGGAGGCAGAGCACGGTGGCGCCCGCTCGCTCCATCTCCGCCGCAAGGTCGCGTTCGTGGAGCCGCTGCATCACGAGCACACGCGCCGAGCGACTCTGATCGCGGAACCGGGTTGCCATTGTCTCGTGATGCCACCGCAGCACGGCCTCCAGCTCGAGGCCGGAGGCCATCGCCGCGCCCTGCGGGTCAATCGGGTCATCGACCACGTGCGAGTCCGCGTGCATCCCGAGCACGGCCCCGCGGACCGTGACGGAATAGCGCCACCCGCCAGAATTGAGCGCGTAGAAATCCACCGCTTTCGACGCGGACGCGCCGCGCGGGATCGCGACCTCCGGCCACCTCGCGGCCCACCACGGCGAATCGATCAACGCGCGCGTGCGCCGCGCATTGTGGAGGATGACCCGCTCATTGAATGACGCCGTAATCAGGCGGTGCGTCGGGTCCAGCGTCCAAAGCCACGCGGGCCAGAGCACGGACGCGAGGAGCGTTTTGCTCGTGCCGGGCGGGACGTTGATCACGAGGTCGCGAATCTCACGCCGCGCGACGGCCTCGAGGTGCTCTGCCACCGCGTCCAGGTGCCATCCCCACGAGAGGGGTGCGGACTCCACGAGCGGCCACGCGCGCCGCACGAACTCCGCGAAACCGCCGCGGCGCACGCGCTCCACGTCGACCGCAGCGCGGACTCGCTCCGGCGCGACGGGGGCGCTCACGCGATGGCCTCCAAGTCCGCCAGCGCGCGGGCGAGGGCCTCCGCGGCGGCGCGGACTCGCCGCACCCGCGCCGAGTCTCCCTCCGCCGCGCGCTCGAGGGCGCGGGCGACCCGAGTCGTCGCGCGGCGCGCGTCCGCGGCCAGGTCCGCCACCGTCCGCGCCGTCCTCGCGCGGGTGATCCCGGCCGCGGTGATGCGGACGGTGCCGGTGCCGAAGCCCGTGCGCTCCAAATAGCCCGCGGTCACGAGGGCCGACACGCGGGCGGAGATGACGTGTCGCTCCGGCGCGCGATTGTGCCGCGCGAGGAGCTCCGCGACCTCCTCGAGCGCGTGGGGCCCGGTGCTCCCCTCGCGCCGCGCGAGAAACCACACGCCGAGGAGCACGGCCTCTCGCTCCGACGCCACGCCGAGGAGCTCTGCCTCCTCCTCGCGCGAGGCGCGTCCCGGGATCGATCCGCGCCGACGCGGCCGGAGCTCCGATCGCACCGGCGGGATGGACCGCAGCGGAGCGGCCGCGGGCCGCACGGGCTCCTCCGCCGGAGGAGGAGGCGGAGGAGGAGGAGGGATGCGCACCGGCGGTGGGCGCGGGGGAGGAGGAGGCGGAGGAGGGCCCGGCGGCGCAATCCGGCGCGCCATCCCGAGGAGTCCGGCTCCGGGGCGAGGGATCGTGACGGTCACTGCCCACCTCCCACGCGCGACAGGAGCCCCTCGAGGGAATCCAGCTCCGCCGCGGAGAGGCCGGAGAGGTCTAGCGGGGAGGGCGCAGTCTGCACTACCTCCGCGCGCGGGACGCCCACCCGGTCCAGGAGGGTGCGCGCGGCGGCGGAGGCCACGGCCGGGTCCGAGTCCTCGAGCTGCGCCACGAGCACGGCCGCGGCCCGCTCCGCTGCGGCGCGGAGAGTCTCGCGAGCGGCGGCGACGGCGTCCCGGTGCTCCGCGGCGCGCGCGGCCCGCTCCGCTGCCACGGCCTCCACGGCCTTGTGATGGACCCATCGCGAGACAGTCTCCCGGGCGACGCCGAGACGCCGTGCGATGTCCGAGACGGTTAGGCCCTCCGAGTGCAGTCGCGCGGCCTCCAGTCGACCGCCCTCCCCGGCGCGGCGAGCGTGATCCGGCGTGGTGACCCGTGATGTCACACTCCCGGTCGCAGACGCAGGCTTGCGCTCGTTTCCGCCGTGCTTTCGCGGGTTTGAGGTGTGATCACGCGCGGTCACGGTCCACCTCCTCCGCGGGGGACTCTGGCGGGGCGACCTCCGGCGAGGCGGAGCGGGCGCGGGCCTCCCATTCCAGCGCGGCCTCCGCCCACGCCCATCCCTCCGAGGAGCGGAGGCGGGCGGCGCGCCACTCCGCGGCGAGGTCTGCCTCCAGGCGGACGCGGGTCGCGAGGCCGTGATGGTCGGACTGCAGGCGAGCGAGCGAGTCTCGGAGGCCGTCGACCTCCGCGCGGAGCGCCGCAAGCTGAACTTCGAGGGTGGAGAGGCGATGGGTCACTGGAGGTCTCCGGAGGAGGAGGAGGGAAGGGAGTCAGCCGTCACGTCGCACCGTCCTCGAGGGGCCCGACGGCGCGGGCGAGGGAGCGGGAGGAGGAGGCGCGAGGAGCGCCGCGAGGAGCCGCTCCCGAGCATCGGGCGTGAGGGCGCGGGCGAAGGCCGCGACGTGGTCCGCGGGAGGAGCTGGAGCGGGCCCGGGCCGCGCTGGCGGGAGGAGCTCTCCCGAGTCGAGCTTCTTCCGACACGTCCAACACGCGCCGCGGCGCGCGGCGGGCAACGCGCCGCAGAAGACGCAGAGTTGCGGGCTCACGGTTTATGTCCTCCGATCCGGATGGTGACCCCGAAGTGGCCTCGCGATTGGCGCACGGTCCACCGCACGAGGTCAACGGCTCCATCGTCGACCTCTAGCCATGCCGCGACGGCGTCCCGCACTCCCTTGGCGGAGGCGGTGGCGTTGTCATCGTCCAGCGTGCGCGGGCCGACGCGCACGATTTCGACGTGCCATGGCGGGCGCGGAGGGATCGGGCACCCCTCGAGCGCCGCGAGCGCACGGGCGACGACCTCGCGCTCCTTCGCGCGCATCACGGCCGCGGCGAGGCGGTGGAATCGGGCGTTGGGCGAGAGGAGGAGGGCGAGGCCCGGGAGGTCGACCGCGATTGCTCCGCCCTCCCATCGGGCGGTCCCGTGCACGGTCGGGCTCCTCGAGGAGCGCGCGCGCGGGCCCGCTGGAGCGCGGAGAGCTGCGGCGGAGCGAGGGTCCGTCTGCCTCGCGGCGAGGGCCTCGCGCTGGCGCGCGGTGAGGCCGGAGATGGCGTCCTTCACGCGGACCATGCGTCCTCCGCAACGTCAATTCCGCCCATCGCTCCGGCGTCCGCAAAGCGCGCGGCCTCCGCGATCCACCCAAGCGGGAGCTCCTGCGGTGCCAAGCCGTTGCGCTGCTTTTCGACCAGGAGCACCGGCCGCGCGCGGTCTCCCTCCTCCCGGTGGAGGAGGAGGATCACGTCCGCGTCCTGCTCAATCGCGCCGGACTCCCGGAGATCGGCCATCGTCGGGCGACGTTCTTTTTCGGCGGCTTTGCGATTCAGCTGCGAGAGGGCGAGCACCGGGCACCCGAGCTCTCCCGCGAGGGCCTGGAGCGCCCGGGAGACCTCCGCGACCTCGCGCTCCCTCGAGTCCGACCGCACCTCTGCCCGGAGGAGCTGCAGGTAGTCCACCACCACGAGCGAGACCCGGCCGTGCTGCGCCGCGGCGCGGAGGGCGAGGCCGCGGACGGCGGAAGGGCGGAGGTCGCGGCGGTCCACCACGAGGAGCGGGAGCCGCGCGACGGCTCCCAACGCGCGTCCGTAGCGATGCACCTCCGCGTCGCGGAGGGCGCGGTCTCGCACGCGCTGAAGGGAGAGCGGAGGCGCGGAGCCGTCGCTCCCGAGGAGCACTCCCGCGCGGGCCGCGAGGTCACGGCGCGGCATCTCGAGGGAGAGATACAACACGCACCCGCCGGTGCCCTCGCACCGGCGCGCGGCCTCGAGGGCGAGGAGGAGGGCGAGGGCGCTTTTGCCAACGGACGGCCTTGCGCCGAGCACGACGAGCTGGCCCGGCCACAGACCTCCCGCGAGGGCCCGGTCGAGGTCTCGGAGACCCGTCCCGACCACGTCCGAGGGCGCGTCTCCGAAAAGCCGCGCCTCCTCCTCCTCCACGGCGGAGGCCAGCGACTCGAGCTCCGTGGTGCTGTCCTCCGCGGCCGCGTCGACCACGGCCCGCGCGAGGCCCGCAAGATCCTCCTCTCCCGGCGTCCGCGCCCGCGCGGCGCACCGGGTCGCGGCCGCGATCACGGCCCGCGCCCGCGCGTCCCGGCGCACGATTGCGCCCCATGCCTCCGCCGCGGAGAGCGACACCACGTCATCCGTGAGCTCTCCGAGGGCCTGCGGCCCGCCGATCGTGTTGAGTCGCCCCCGCGACCGGAGCTCTGCGGCGAGGAGCACCACGTCCAGCGGGCCCCGCGCGAGGACGGCCGCGGCCGCGCTGAAAATCTCCGCTCGCACCGGGTCGCCGAAGTGCCCCGGCCGGAGGTCCGCCGCGAGGCGGTGCGCGAGGCCTCCGGCTCCGCCTCCGTCTAGGAGGAGGGCCGCGAGGACTCCCCTCTCCGCCGCGGCATCGCAGGGCCCCGCGGCCGTCTCGTGCTCGTGCTCGTGCTCTCCCATCGCTCTCACCTCTCCGCGGCCCTCTCCGCCGCTCTCCGTGCTCGTGCCGCGGCCAACGCGGCCTCCGACTCCTCGCGACTCACCGGCGCGTTCGCCAGCGCCGCGCGCCGCGGCTCCGCCGAAACGGCCGCACTCTCGCGCCAGCGCGTCACGCCGTCAACTAACATCCGCGCTCGACAGTCGCGGCCCAGAAAGAATCCCACCGTGAGCGAGCGCCGCCCCTTCGCGGGCTCGGACCGCGGCCACAGCCTCGCCGCGCCGTCTCCCGCGAGGGCGCGACCGAAGGCCTCTAGCTCCGCGCCGACGATCCCAAGGTCCGCCAGCGCGGTCGCGAGGGCCACCTGGTCCGCCGCCGCCGCGAAGGGGCCCACCCGTCCTCCGCTGGCGCGGGCGAGAACCTCGAGCGGGTTGTCCCGCAGTGCAGGTGCCGCCGGTGCCGTCGGTGCCGTCGGTGCCGCCTCCTCCTCCTTTCCCTCCGGGACGGGACGGGACGGGGCTTCGACGCGTGCTTCGAGTGTGCTTGCGCTTTGCTTCCCGTCGTTTGAGGCTTTTGCTTCGTGCGTTGCTTGCGCTTTGCTTCGTTGCTTCGCGCCTCTCGTCTCACCCGACCTGATTCCGCCGAGCCGTCCAGCCTCCGATCGCTTCTCCTGCAGCGCGGCGCGCCGCGCCTTGACCTCCTCCGCGGTCGGGTTGTGCTCGTGGAATCCGCGCACCGTCCAGCCACCCTCCGGATGGGTCTCCCAAGCGCCGACGCGCACGAGCGCCGAAGCGGACTCCTCCGCCGTGCGCTTGCGCGTCAGGACCGCAAGCGCCTCCGCCGGAAGACGACCGTCGGTGAGGTGTCGGTTGCACCACACGAGCGCGCGCACGTGCAGGTTGGCCGCGTCCTCACCAGCCACGAGCATCCGCGGATGGTCGAAGATCCCGTCGTCCAGTTTGGTCCACGTCACCGCGCAGACTCCTCCGCCGTGCGCGCGCGAGGGGTTGAGAGGTGCTCTCGGACGAGCCTCCGGACGATCGCAGCCCGCGACGTTCCAGTGCGCTCCGCCTCCGCGTCGAGGAGGACGCGGTCTCTGTCTGCCAACATGATCGGAGTCGGTCTCATGCCGCAGTTATATCGGTCTTGCGCTGGACGTGTCCAGCAAAACCGCGAGGCCCTCGAGGGGGCGCCGGTGGCGGGGGCGCTGGGAGGTTCGGACTCCGCCGCGCGTCCGCGTCCGGCGACCGCTCGAGGGCCCGGGAGGAGGAGGGTTAGGGGTCGAAAAGCGATCCCTGCCGCGGCGCGATCGATGGGCGAAGGCAGTGCGGTGATAGCCACAGTCGCTCCCGATGCTGCTGTGTGCCCCTCGCGGACTGTTGGGCCATGCCGCCTTTCAAGAACCCTTCCCGGTACCACTCGACCGCGGTCCATCCGAGCTCCTCGAGCTCCTCGTGCTCCGTGTCGTAGCCCGCGAGGACGATGCGGTGCTTGGGGTTGTCCCCGTTGACCTTGCACCACCGCCTCACGTCGCTGGCAATGGTGCCGCTGTCCGACGCATAAAGACCTCCCGTACGCACCTCATCCGCATATGGCGGGTCGAGGAAAACGCCCGCGTGTCCGCCTTGTCGCACCGGCAGGGTCTGCAACGCGCCGCTGGTACACGCGCGCGTCCAGTCCCCATTGAGCACGCGGACGTGTCGCAGCCGCGCGGACAGGAACCGCAGCCAACGGGTGAGCTCTGGCATCGTCATCGGGTGAAATTCCGACTCCGCTCCCACGCCCTCCTCTCGCAGCTGCGGACGGTTCACGCCGCGGCCGTCGTCGCCGAGGTGCGGGAGCTGCCGTGCGACACCCTCCTCGCGCGTCCCGGCGTGGTTCACACCTCGGCCGTTGTTGCCGAGGTGCGGGAGCTTGCGATGGACACCACCGCTCTTCGACCGCTTCGTGATTCGCCCATCGTCACCGACGATCCACGGCCCGGCACCGCTGCACCATCCGCTGCCGATCCAGCAGGATTGCCCCCACGCCCACCAGCCCGCCATCTTCGCGTCGAAGAAATCGGGATCGGCCATGAGCCGCTCCGCGTTGCCCGCCGCGCGCCACGCGAGGAGGGCGAGGTGTCGCGCGTGAAGATCGGCCTCGCACACGGGCCACGAGGCGGCCTCCGCGACCGCATCGGGGTCGCGTGCGATGGCGCGCCAGGCGTTGCAGAGCAGCCCGTCGAGGTCGTTGACGGTCTCCGAAAAATAGGTGCGGTTTGCGGTGTGCGGACGACGCAGCAGCACCGCGAGCGAGCCCGCGAATGGCTCAACGTAGTGGTCAACGTCGCCTAGCGCGGCCCACACGGCGGGGGCCGCGTCGGCTTTGCCGCCGAACCACGGCCACGGAGTTTTTTCGAGGCTAATGAGAGTCATCGGTCGTCCCTCCGCGCGTCCCTCCGCGCGATCGCCAGCGCCCGCCACTGCGGGCAGTCGCGGTGTTTTCCGGTCGGATCGTCCCAAGTCCCCTCGCGGCGCCGCGATGGCGTCCAGCCCGCCTCGAGGAGCTCGAGCGCCTCCGGCGAGGTGAGGGTGGAGGAGGTCAGTCTCGAGCTCCTCCGCGGTGGCGCGGCCGACGGCCACGCGCTCGAGGAGGAGGGCCACCTCCGCGCGACGGAGGGCCTCCTCCGACAGACCCGCGGCCACGGCCGGTCGCGGGGCCGCGAGACGCGCCGCGAGGCGGTCCCGGAGCGCCTCGAGGACTGCGGCGACGTCCTCCGCGGTCACGCTGCCACCTCCCGCGGGGCCCGCGCGGCGACAGTCCCAGGGCGACGGCGGAGGGCGAGGAGGAGGCGATCCCACTCCTCCGGCGTGTGGCGGTCATTCCGACGGATGCCAGCGGCGCTCGCTCCTCCCGGCGGGAGGTGGCGCATCCCGAGTCGGTCGCACGCCTCGCCCAGAGTCTCGAGCCCGCACCACCACGCGACCGCCAGGTCGACGGTGCCCGACTCCACCCGCCGCGGGTACTTCTTTCCTGCGTTCGCTCCGAAATGCGTGCGCACCGGACGGAGCGAGGGATTGGGGAGCTCCGCGCGCTCCTCCAGAGCAAACCCCTGATAATGGGCGTTCCACGCGGTCAAAATCCTCCGGAGGAGGTCGCGGGAGTACCCTGCGCGCCGCGCCGCGGCCGCGGGCGATTCGTAGCCTTGCCAGCGGAGGTGACCGATCCCGAGTGAGTCGGCCTTCTTTCGAATCGCGTTCCAGGTCCGCCGGAGCTGCTGTCGCAGCGTCCGCTCGGAGGTCGACGGCCACAGCTCCCGGAGGAGCTTTTCGTCCTCGCGCGTCCATCCTCTCGCGCCCCGACGAGTCCCGGGCCGGAGGCGATCGGCCTGGCATCGGATGGACTGCAGCGTCCGGTTCGGGAAGGCCGCGAGGAGCTCCGACCGTGAGGTGACCGCCCACCGGCCGGAGATTGCGAGGGAGCGGAGGCGAGAGACCTCCTCCTCCGTCCAGCGGCGGGCCTTCACGCCGACCCTCCGATCCTAGGAGCCCGCTCCCATCCGACCGCGGCGACGGCTCCGCCGGTGAGCTCCTCGAGACGGAGGCGGAGCGTCGCGCGCGGGCGCGCCGCGCCCCGACGCCAGTTGCAGACGGACGTTGCGGAGACAGAGAGAGCGCGGGCGATCGATTCCGCGCGGCCGCGTTCGGCCGCGCACCACGCGTGGAGCTTGGATGCCGATTTCGTTCGAGTCATGCCGCTTGCCTAACCCATTGGGGCCGGAACGTCAATCAACTTTTCAGTTGACGTCGCGCTCGTGTGGGGTTAGGAATTGGGACAGGAGAGCGACGGATATGGAACTGCAACACGACTACGCGGATGGGTGCGGGTGCGACGGGTGCGTGGAGACGCACGAGGAGCTCTGTCAGTGGGCGGACGCGCGGCGCGCGGCCGACCTCGCGTGGAGGCTGGAGCACGAGACGGCGGAGGAGCCCGCGCGGGCCGTCCTCCGCGCCCGGGCGCAGCACGTCCCGGCGGTGGAGGTGGAGCTGTGACGCGCGGCGGATTCCGGGAGCGGGTCGCGGCCTACGGCCTCCTCGCCGCGGCCCTCGAGGACGTGGGCGCGGAGCGTCGGGAGCGGGCCTTCGACCGCGAGGAGCTGGCGGAGCACCTCCTCGAGCGGGCCCCGCGACCGGACTGGACGGCGCGCGTGCGCCGGGAGGCCGGACTGTGAGCCTCCGCTGGTGTCGGGTGTGCTATTTGGAGGACGGGTGCCACGAGGACGCGGAGATGCTCTGCGACGCGTGCGCCGACGATGTGGCCGCATGCGGGGAGCACGAGTGCCCGTGCGAGTGCGGCCCCTGTCTCGTGCGGGAGGACGCGCGGAAGACGCTCGAGGAGGTCGGCGGAGCCTCCGTCGACTCGCTCTGGGAGGTCCGGCGGGCGCGCGAGGAGGGCGTGGAGGAGGAGCGGGCGGGCGATTCGCGCGAGGCCACCACGCTGGCGCGATGGCTCCGCGCCAACCGGCCTTCGCGGCGGTGGAGGCGGTGAGGCGCGTCGCTCACCAGCTCGAGCTTTGGGTTCCTCCTCCTCCGCCCGCGCTGGAGGCGTTGGCCGTGGCGATCGCTCCCGCGCACGAGCTCCTCGAGGAGCTCCGCGCGGAGGCGAGAGAGGCGCGGCACGACGCGCGATGGTGGCGGTCGGAGGGCAAGCGTCTGGCGGAGGCCGCGCTCGAGCATCTAGAGCGCCCGTCGGAACGCACCGCGGAGATGCTTCGCGTGTGTGCGCAGGTCATGCGTCGACGGCGGGATCGCACGGAGATTGACGCGGATTCCGCGTTGGGAACGATGGAGGACTGAATGGACGAGTTGGAGAGAGCGGAGAGAATCGTGGCGATCGCAAACCGCGTGCGCCGCGCCAGCGGCGGATTTTTGAAGTTCGGCCTGGCGGACGCGGAGAGTGCCGGAGCCGGATGGGTCGTGCTCGTGCGGCGGGACGGCGGTCGCGCGGACAACGTCCAGGCGGAGAGGGATGCGGCATTCCTCGAGCACGTGCGCGAGGACGTGGCGTTTTTGCTGGACGAAATCGAACGGCTGAAAAGGGAGGCCGAGAATGAGTGATCGGGCAATTGCATACGTGAAGGCGATGGCGCGCGAGGTGTCAGACGACGCGACGCTCGGACGTCTCGTGCGAATCGGGCTCCTCGAGGATGAGGCGCTCGGATGGATCGTGCGACAGGCCGCGCTGGCGCGCGTGACCGGCCTGCCGGGAGACCTCCCGCTCCTCCGGTGGGGCGCGGAGGCGGATCCCGCTCCGGCGACCGCCACGGCTCCGCCGCTCGAGGAGGACGCGGCGCGGCACGCGCCGGAGGAGGAGGACGCGGAGACCCTGGACGATTGGTGTCGGAGGGTCTCGGAGTGGCTCGAGCTCCAGCCGGACGCGCGGTGGCGCGGGACCGCTCCGGAGCTCGTGGTCGCGGTGCCAGGCTATCCGGGGGCGACGCTCCGAAGTCTCGGCACGCGTCTCGGACGCCTCACGGCCACGGGCCAGCGACGATGCGGGATTCGCGTCCTCGCGAGAGAGTGGTGCGGGCCGAAGGTCGCGACGTACACGCTCACCTCGCGGTGAGGTCTGCCGGGCGGTGTCACCCGTCGAGTGACACCGCCTCGCTCTCCGCGGACGGCCGCGGAGTCGGACGCGCCGGTGGAGGCGCGATCCCGTGATCCCGGCAGAGCTGCGACGAGACCCATGCCACAAGGTCGCGGTGCCGCGACGCAAGGTGCGACTCTGTCGCGGCCCTCTCGTCGGCCGCACGCGCCGCCAGAGCGGCCTCCAGCGCCCCGTGGTGGGCCCGGCAGAGGGCGGGGTCGCCCTCCGGGTCCGTCTCCGTCTCCCATCGCGGGAGGAGGCCCGCCAGCGGCCTCCAGGGGCGGAGCTCCGGCAGGGCGCGGGTCGCCGGGGAGGAGCACCCCCGCGCGCGGCACTGCGGCTCCTCGCGGTCGCCAGGGCCCGGCGCGGAGGAGGGCGCGGAGGGCCGACGGCGGGCCACGGAGGCCCACCGCACGATGGCCACGCCCACCACGAGGAGCGCGAGGGCGAAGGCCAGCTCCGGCCGACTCACGAGCTCGCCGCGAGTTCGAGCGAGCGGAGCGTGCGCGGACCCACCACGCCGTCCGGCTCGAGGCCCTGCGAGGCCTGCCAGTCCTCCACCGCGGACGGGCCGAAGCCCACGCGGGCGCGGAGCGCGCGCGCCAACCGCAGGGCGTCGCGGGCGACGCCGTGATCCCAAGAGCGGGGGAAGGCCCAAAGCCTGCCCGTCCGCGCGACGGAGAGGCCCCACACGAGGGCTCCGAGCGAGTGGCCGTGGCCCTGCAGATAGGGACTCCAACTCTCGCCCCACGGGGCGGTGCCGGGCGGGCACGCGCCCTCGCGCACGAGTACATCCCACTGGCCCGCGGACCATGCGATGCGGCGCTCGAGCGTGCGTTGCGATGCCGTCTGTCCAGGCGCGGCGGGATAGTGCTGCGGCGCGTGAAGGTCGACGTGTGCGAGCACGGAGCGGGGGACCGCGAAGCTCCTCACGCCGTCGTGAGAGGTCCAGGCGAGCGCGCCAGCGAAGCCCATCCGCGACGCCTGGAGCACGGCCGTCCCCAAAGTCGCGAGGCGGGCCCTCTCGCGGGAGTCGCCCGCGGCCGAAGTCCAGTCGCCTGCGACCGTGCCGCTGGAGGCTCCCTCGCCGTTCCACTCGAGGACTTCAACGGCGGCGTCCGCCGCGATCCGCGCGACGCGCGAGACCTCGAGGAGCACGGTCGCGCGGCCGCGCTCGAGGTCCATGCGGGACAGGTAGTTGGCCGGGCAGGCGAGCCACACGCGGAGGTGCGGATGGCGCGCGCGGAGCTGCTGTGCCGCGCGCACATCGCTGGCGTCGGCGTGCGTGTGGAGCGTGACGTGATCCGACGCGCGGAGGAGCTCCGCCGCCTCCGGCGACTCGAGGAGCGGGAGGAGGTCCGAGCCCGGGCCAGGGTCGTAGACGGTGAAGCCGACCCCGGGAGCGACGACGCGATTGCTCACGGGTCCACCGCCTCCGCGGACGCGTCGCGTGAGGTCGGGCACCCGCAATCGCACGCTGGCGCGCGGCTCGTGCGCTCGAGCTCCTCCGCCAGCGCGGCCACGCCCGCGAGGGCTTTGAGGGCGATCGGGAGAGCGGACGCGCCGCACCCGGGCAGGAGGAGGGCGAGGGCGAGGAGGAGGGCGAGGGCGCGGGTCATCGGGCCAGCCATGTCCCGTGGCGGAGCGACTCGAGCGCGGGCGCGAGGAGGAGCGCCACTCCGGCGCGCGGACTTCCGCCGCCGTTGCGCGCGGCGGTCGCGGCCTCGAAAAGGTTGTGGGGACGGACGCCCGCCACGAGGAGGATCGCGCCGGTGGTCGCAACGTCCAGCTTGCCGCGGAGGGCGAGCACGACCACGGCCACGAGCGCGCCAGCGTAGATGATCCTGTCGGCCACCACGCGGATGCGATCGCGCCACGGGTCGGGAGCGCCCGGCAGAGCGAGCGAGGGGAGCGCCTCGAGCGGCGGGCGTTCGGTCGGCGGAGCGACCGGCGTGGTGGCCGCTGGAGCTGGAGGAGGAGGAGGAGGGAGCACGTGCGGCCTCGAGGGTCGGCGTGAGGGGAGGAGCGACGCCACGCGCGACACGAGGTCGTCGGGCTCAAATGGCTTGGCGAGAAGCTGCCAGCCGAAGGCCTCCGAGACCTGACGCGCACGCTCCTCCTCCACGCCCGACACCACGAGCACGGGAGCGCCGCACTCGCGGAGTCGCTCGTGGAGGGCCGCGGAGGGCGCGTCCAGTGCGAGGTCGAGGATCACTGCCTCCGGCGTCGAATCGTCCAGCGCGGCAAGCGCCGCGGCGACCGTCCCGGCCTCGCGCACGTCATGGCCGTGGGCACGGAGGAGCGAGGCCGCGGCGACGCGGATGGACGCCTGGTCTTCGATGACGAGGAGTCTCACGGCAGGAGCTCCGTCCAGTGGCCGGGCTGGAGCGTGGCGCTCCACGGGACGCGCGTGACGTGCGTAATGTCCGTGGGATTGCACACCACGAGCGAAACCGTCTCGTCGTCGGGAAAATCAGGGTTTTCCGCGCGAGTCTCCGCCACGATCGCGAGGCGCGGGATCGTGGGCGCGACGGCGAATGCGTAAGCGACGTGCGTTCCGATTTTGATCACGGTGCGCTCCCCAGAATGCGGGCCTGAACGTTACGCCATTCGCAGGTGTAGGTACCCGATCCTGCCGCGGTTCTGCCCATCCGCACCTGGATGCGATTCAGCCACCCTCCGGCGAGAGTCGCGACCGTGGTCGCCGCGGTGGCCGCGACCGTCCAGGAGGTCGGCGGAGTGCTCGTGGCGGACGTTCCGTAGCTCGCGCTGGCATAGCTCGGCGTCACCACGAGTCGAACCCACGAAGAGCCCGTAAACACAACGGCGTTTGCGCCAGTCGCCGCTTGAAGCGTCAGGCCAGCGCCATCGCCCTTGTAGAGACCGACGCCCGCATTGTCGAAAACCAAAACCATGAAGCCGTAATTGATGTTCTCGTCGGCCAACATCAACGCGGTGTGCCACACAGTCGGCGGCGGGATCGTGCTCGTGACCACGAAACGGCCAATGATTTCGACGTTGGGGCTTTCGGGTGTGCAGATCGTCGCGCGGTGTTGCCGCACGAGCCCGCCGGACGTGACGCCAAGCGTGGTCACCCCGCTCGCGCGAGAGATCGATCCCGAACTGATTACGTCAGTCCAGCCAGAGTCGAGGGTGAATTCGCTTCGCGCATTGAGCGAGGCGTTCACCGCAGCGACGCTGCGATCCGCCGAGAGGTCGAGCCCGCCGAAGGTGCGCGAGGTCTGAACCGCTCCGACAATGCGCGAGTCGTCGCCCGCGGCGACCTTGCCCGCGCCGACGCCCACGTTTAGGAGCGCCGCACCGCCGAGGCCCATCGCCGTGCGAAGGTCCGCGTCGGAGCGATCCGCGGAGAGGTCGAGCCCGGCCACGGTTCGATTCGACAACACATTGAAGCGATTGCTCATGTCCTCCTCCTCCTCACCCGACAATCCATCGTGCGGTCCAGTCAATCGTGGTCGCGGCCGCGCCAGTGACGCGGAGCCGGACGCTCGTGCCGGACACGTCGACCGCGACCGTCCAGGCGGTCGCTCCGTCCGTGGGCCCGGTCACGATCGCGCCACCGCCCTCGAGCGTGACGGTGCCCGCGGCGTTGCGCGCCGTCGCGAGGAGCTCCCACCCGCACGAAGCGGCATAGGTCGACGTGATCGCGGTCACGAGGAGCTTGATGCTCACGGCTGAATTCGTCGCGACAGAGTATGACCCGCACGTGGTCGTTGTCGCATTCGTCGTCGTCGTGCCAGTGCTCGTGTGCGTGGCCCACGGGAGCGACGACCACACCGGAGCTCCGCCGGAGACGGAGAGCACCTGTCCCGTCGACCCGATCCCTAGCCGCGCGTCGACACCGCCCGCGCGCGTGTACAAATCGCCGTTGGTGGTGAGAGGCGAGACGGAGCCCGCGGCCGTGGGCTCCCATCGCGAGGTGCTGCTGTTCCACGCGTAGACTTGGCCGTTTGTCGGGGCCGTCGTCGCGAGAAGTCGACCGCGGAAGCTGCCCGCGTCTGCCAGCGTGGCGGGCGAGTCGAGCGCAACATAGGCACCGCCAGCGGGGTCGGACGCGCGGCCGCTGGAGAGGCCAAACCCGTTGCCCGCGAGGTGCCACGCTCCGCCGTCCCAAACGGCCCCGTAGAGCGCGGCTCCGAGCGTGCTCGTGTCGACCGGGACGGTGATCGCGCGCCAGCTCGTGAGGTCGTTGGAAACCCACGCCCACGGAGCGCGCGTGGAGGTCGCGATCCAAACGCCCTCCGCCCATCGGAGCGAGGTGATCCGCGACGGCGCGGAGGTCTGCGCGATGGCCGAAAAGCTCGTGCCTCCGTCCGTGCTGCGAAAGATGTCGACGGAGGTGCTCTGCCCGCTGCGCCACGCGACGACTTCGCCAGTGCCGGTGGCGGCGTCGCCCGCAGTGAGCTGCCACGTGCCCGCGCCGGGCGCGAGCGATGTGGTCTGCGTGAAGGACGCGCCGTCGCCGCTTGTGAAGATCTCCCCATCCTGCGAGACCCAAACGAGCTTCGATCCGGTCGCGGCCACGTCACGGCCGTTGCCGGTCGGTGTGGTGGCGAAGGCCGCGTCGGCCCACGTCGCTCCGAGATCGGTCGAATAGACCGCGCGCGTCGCACAAGCGGCCACGATGTTGCCGCTCCCGAGACGTGCGAAGGCCTTCACCTCCGTCGGGGTCGCGGGCATCGTCGACGCGGTCCAAGAGCCTCCAGCGGAGCCAATCGCGCCGACGCCGGTCCCGTCGTCGGCCGCGGTGCGATAGATCTGCGCCACTCCCGCGCCGGTCAACGCGCCGAGCATCCACCACCCGCCGAAGGTGGCGAGGGCGAAGGGGTCTGTGATCGAAGCGGGCAGGTTCGTGCGCTGGACCCATGCCGTCCCGGTCTGCGACGCATAGATGCGCGCCGCGAACCCGGTGGGCTTTCCGACGACCGCGAAGCGATACGCACTGGCCGTCTGCCCGGCGTCGCTCGTGGCAGATTCGAAGGCCAGCGGGATCGCGGTCGCTCCCGTGATGGCCGCGCCCCACTCGCTCCGCGTCCACCGCTCCACGTCCGGCCCGCGGAGGAAATCGACCCACGCGCCGAGGGCGTTCAGTTGCCAGTTGAACCACTGCGCGGGCGGGCGCTGCGACGTAGTGAATCCCGCCTCCGCGCTCCCGCTCGGAGGTTGCACGAGCGTCGCGCCCGCACCCCAGGCCCATCGCGGCACGGCCGCGGGTCGTCGAAAGCTCATGCCATCACCACGCCCACGAGGGCCCCGCCGGTGCTCCCGGCGGTATCGCTGAATCCGAGAGTGGAGGAGGAGGACGCAAGCTCCGCGTCCGCCGAAAACGTGAACAAAGTCGTCGCGGGCACGTCCACCACCTGCAGGGCCACGCCCGCGGGCGCGCCGCGCGCGAGGATGGCAGCGCAGAGCTCCGCGGACACCGGCGGAGTCGCAACGGGCTCCACGATCACCGTCGCGGGCGAGGGCTCGGAGAGCGTGAGGGCGTAGCTCCCGACGATGATCCGCGCGACCGCGAGGAGGTCGACCGCTGTCCCGCTCGAGCGGTGCGCCCGCACGATCGCCGTGAGCGCCGTGCGATAGGCCGCGTCGGAGAGACTCGCGGGGCGGGCGAGGAGGAGGAGGCTCCCGATCTGGTCTAGCGCCGCGCCAGAGCTCTCCGCGATCCCGAGAGCATAGAGGGCCCACGTGTCCGTTTCGACCGTCTGCACAGACGCCAGGGCCGCGCGGAGGAGGGCCTCGAGCCGCGGTTGCGTCGCGAACTGCCTCGCGAAGAGGGCGAGGCCATCCTCCACGTGCGTCGCCACGAGCTCGTGGGACGTGATCCGATCGGGCTCCGTCACGCGGCCACCCGCACGACGGTCACTCGCGCCGTGGCCAACTTCAAAACCTCTTGCGGTGCCGCGGTGAGGTTGCTCGGATACTGCGCGGTGCCGGAGCGGCCCGCGCGGGCCTCGAGACAGTCGACCACGCCGGTCACGGCAAGGGCCGCGGTGATGAGGCTCGAGATTCGGATCGGCTGCCCGGCGAGCTGGCCCGTGGTGACGTTGGCGATTGCGGCCGCGAGGGCGGTGTCGCCGGGATAGGTGGCCGCGTCCACCACCACGCGCACGAGCGCGTACGCGTTGACGGTGGTCGGCCGAGAGAAGCGCGTCGTGCGCGAAAATCCTCCGGCGTCTGTCACGACCACGGACACGGAGCCCGCGGTCGCAATTCCGGCCGGTCGCGAGGCGAAGAGGGCCGCGGCCACGTCCGCATCCGTGCCTCCCTGCACAGTCGCGCGGAGCGTGTTCGGCGGGAGCACGCGCACCGCGTCGAAGGCTGGCGTGGCGTTCTCCTCGAGGGAGACGGAGGAGACTCCGGTCACCGCGGCGAGGGCCGCGCGAATGCCGTTGAGGCTCGAGGACGCGAGGGCGCGGAGCTCTCGCTCCCGGCGGGCGCGGAGCTGGACGTCACTCTCCGCGGCGGAGCCCGGTGCCGCGTCGGCCGCGTTCGTGACCGCCGTCCAGCCCGTGTAAGGCGTCGCAATCGCAATGATTGTCGCGGCGTTGGCGGCATAGACACCGGCGGTCTCGGCCACCGCGTTGACGGTGATCACCGCGGTCGATCCGCTCGAGTTCGTGGCCGCGGCGAGCGTGACCCAGCGATTGGTGGGGTCTCCCGTGACGTGCGCGATCGATCCCGACGGGAGGGTCACGCCAGCGGCGAGCGTCACGGAGAGCGTGACGGTGCCTTTGGTCGCCGCGCGGCGTGTCGTGCCGGTGAGGCTGGCCACTACGTCGAGCCCCGCAAGCGTCGCGCCTCGAGGGTCGCGCGAGGCGTACACGAGGCCCGCGGCCTCGTGCGTCGACGCAAGCTGCGAGGCGAAGACGGCGAGGAGCTGTCCGATCACGCTCTCTCCGGACGTGTCAACGTCCGGCCCGAAGGCGGGCGACGCGCGAAGCGCTGCGACCATGTCGGCCGCGAATTCGTCCGCGCTCTTCGCGACCCAGCCCGTTGCCTCGAGGCCGCTCATGCGCCCTCGAGGAAGACGCGGTCGGAGACCGGGACGCCCGTGTTCGTGGTGACGGAGAATGTCACGCTCGCGGCTCGTGTCGCGCGGTCCAACGCGAACGCAAAAGCGTCGACGCGCCCGACGCCGGGGCACGTCGCAACGGCGCGCCGGAGGACGGCCTCCGCCAGCGCCACGCTGGCCTCGCCCTTCACACCAAGCCACCGGCGGAAGGGGACGCCGACGCGGGTGTCCAGCGCGAAGTCGCCGCGCCACAGTCGCAGCCTGACGCGGAGTCGCTGCGAGACGTTCTCGCCGTCCTCCTCCGCCGTCAGCCGCGCGCGCCCGGCGGAGAGCTCAAGATCGCCGTCGGAGTCCAGAGCGAGGTCACGCACGGGGCGAGGGTGCGCGGCGGCGCGGGCCGGGCGCAAGAGGGTACTGCCACGCAACCTTGCCACGCCGCTTCGACCTCGCTTCGACCTCGCTTCGACCTCGCTTCGACCTCACGTCGCCCGAACGCGCGCCGCGCCGACGGCGTTGGAGCCGGTGATCAGCGGGACCGGGACCGCGGTCGCTCCGCCGCCGGGAGGGGCCACGTGCGTGTGGGCGTTGAAGGCCGCCACGATCGCCTCCAGGCGGGCCTCCACCAGCGTCGCGAGGGCCACCAGCGACGCCGCAGTGGAGTCTCCGAGGTGCACGGTGCCGTCGGCCGCGACGCGCACCCGCACGGACCCTCCAACGGTTATTTCGACGTCGCCGCCGGAGCGGATCACGACGCGCGGCCCGGTGCTCGAGGAGCTGCCGAGCACGGCCGCAGCGGAGCCGGAGGCCGCGGCCTCGAGGGGAGCGGCGCGCCGGTGCAGGCCCGGCAGGAAGACCGCGTGTGAGAGGTGGTGTCGCTGGAGGTTCAGCGGCTCGACAACGCCCCCATCGCCTGCGCGCCACGTCGCCACGTCTCCGTCGCAGCACACGAGGAGCCCGGTGTCGCCGGGAGCGAGCGCGAGCGAGAGGCCCCACGCGCCGACGCGCGGCCACAGCACCGCCACGGAGGGAACCACCGGGTCCGCGTCAAACTCAAAATCGCCACCGGGCCGCGGCACCGGGCGACGGAGGAGCGGGACGACGTCCGCGGTCTGCAGCGCGGCGTCGTAGGCCTGCACTCGCGCCGGGATCGCGACGTCCAGCTCGAGGAGGAGGGCCTCCTGCCGTGCGTCGAGCACGTCCACCAAGTCGGGATCTACGGGTCTTTCGCTCACGTCACGCTCGAGGAGGTCGAAGGGTTAGATCCGCGTACCAATCGTCGCCGCGCGTGTCGCCGGTTGCCTCCACCTCTTCGATTCGGTACGTGCCGGTGACGGTCTCCGATCGCAGGGACACGAGACGGCCGGGCACGAGGTCCGGGAGGAGGAGGGCCTTCGCTTTGACGGTCGCGCCCTTCGCCTTCGTCGGGCTTTCGACTAGGCCCGTGTCGGGCGAGAGCTCGAGTGCGACGCGCGAGAGTCCGCGGCCGACGGCGAGGAGCTGCAACGTGCCGTCCTGCACAGACCAGGACAGGCCCGCGGAAGCGCACAGACGGGTGAGCTCCGTGGCGGCCTGGCCGCGCACGACCGCGCCCTCCTCGAGGCGCGCGGAGGTGAGTGCGGCCGCGCCCGCGAGGCCGAGGCCGATTGAGGCCGCGAGAGACCTCACAGCGTCCGCCAGGAGGGTGCCCGGAGCGAAGGCCGTTGCGACGCGGGCGGTGCGGATCGCGTGCTCGCCGTCGCCTGCGGTGATCGTCGTGATCCAATCGCTGCCGTCTCTCGAGACCTCGATTTTCCGCGCGTCGCCGCGAAAGAGCAGCGGAGGCGGATCGTAGCCCGCGGAGAGCTGCACAATCGGCCGACGCTCGGAGAGGAGTCTCGTGCGGTGAGGCGTCCCGAGATTGTAGAGCTTGATCACGGCCTCGCCCGGCCGCGTGCGGAGCGTGCGCTTGAGCGTGAAAGTCAGGTCAAGGTCCGAGACCTCGAGGTCGCCCACCTGGACGCGCCAGCGACGGCCGAAGATCACGAGAGCTCCGACGGCTCGAGGTACACCAGCGCGAAGCGCGCTCCGAGGTCCGGCCACGCGGGATCGGAGTCGTTGAGGCCGGACACGTCCAGCGCGAGGAGGTCTCCCGGCGGTCGCCGCGGGTCGGCCACGCGCTCGAGGAGGAGGACGCCGCACACGAGCGCGAGGCCCGACACGATCGGCGCTCCGTCCGCATCGGAGAGCGTGAGGGACCACGTGCCCGCGCGCTGTGACCAGCGGAAGCGGAGCAAGTAGTCCGCGCCCGCGAGGGCAGTGCGTTGCGTCCAATCGGACTCGCCGGAGGGGCTGCAGGGGATTTCGATCACGGGAGGAGGCTCCTCGCGCCGTCCAGCGCTCGTGCGAGTGCGGATCGGCGGTCGGCGGTCTGTCCGCCGGGCTGCGCCCCGCGCTGTGCCTGTCGCTGGCCTCTCCGCTGCGCGGGCGCTGGCACTTCGACCCGGCGCACGGAGACCAGGCGCACGCGTCGCAGCTCGAGGGTGACGCTCACGGCGTCGCCAATCGTGACCGACCGATCGGCGCGATAGCGGGTCACGACCACGTCCGAGACGTCCGGCCGCAGGCCCGTCGACAGCGTCACAAGCGCCCCGCTCACCACGAGCTCCCGAAGCAGCTCGTCCACCGCCCGCACCCGCTCCCACGGGGTCTCCCAGCCCCACACCGAAGCGCTCGCGCCATTGCGCAGCGGGACGGATCGCGTCGACGCCCTCGAGGGAGCGAAGCCGTCATCCGTGACCGGCGTCTGCGACACGACGCCCTCGAGGGTGAAGCTGTCGTGACCCGGGCGCACGTGGTCCGAGATGGCCGCGCCGCGCTCGACCGCGTGCTCCGTCGGCTCCGCGGTTATTTCGTGCGCTTGCGTCGTGCACGCATCCAGCGTGACCGCCACGATCCGTCCGCCGGTCTCCCAGGTGAGAGTGGTCGCCACGTCAGTCCTCCTCCCTCACGGGATGCGCGGCGTCATGCGCCGCGCGCTCCCTCTCTCGGAGCTGCCTCGCGGCCGCACGCGCGGTGGCCTCCGGGTCGCCGGAGCCATTGATCGTGATGGGGGCGTTGACCGTTGTGCGCGACGTGGTCGCGACGGTGCGCGTCGCCGGAGTCGACACGGACACCACGCGCTCCGGGGCCATCGCTGCGTTTTGACCGCCGAAGACGTTGCGGTATTCAGCCGCAATCCCCTCGAAAAATCCCTCTTGCGCCGCTGGAGTCGCGGGAGGAGGACGCACGGCCGCGACGGTCCCGGGCGCGGCCTCCGCGCCCACCGTCACCTCTCCGCCGACCACGGCGCGGACGGCGTCCGCCACGCGCTGGAGGCGCGAGAGGATGGGCCCAACGTAGGTATCGAAAGCCGCCGCTCCCGACTCCCAAACGTCGACGAATTCATCGCGCATCGCGCGCAGGCCCGCGAGCGATCCGCTTGCGAATTCGTTGACCTCGCGGGCGAGGTCTCGCACGCCGGTCACGCTCTCTCCGATCACGAGCTGGAGGCCCTCGAAGGCCAGTTTGAGCTCCGTCACGAGAGCTTGCGAAGTGCCCAGTCCGAAGGTCGAGTCTAGGAAGCGGCCAATGGCAGAATCACCGCCGTTGAACAGGGTGATGAGATCGTCCATCACGAGGACGATCGCGCCGATAGCCAGAGCCACCTTGGCGAAGGGGAGGAGGACGGGAAGCCACGCGCGGAGCATTCGCGCGGCCGTGACGGTCGCGGCGACTCCGAG